GAAGAAGAACAAGACGAAGTTCAAAATGATAACAAAGAAGAACAAGACGAAGTTCAAAATGATAAGAAAGAAAAACCAACCTTTTTTTCCAATAATGACTTCACTGATTATTCTAAAGAGGAAGAGGAAGAGGAAGAGGAAGAGGAAGAGTCATTAAAAGAACCAGTTAAAAAAAATATATCACCACCACCTCAACCATCTGTATTATCCAATCAAAATGTTCCGGAAAATAAAGAAGAACAAGAAGAAGAAGAAGAAAGTGATAATAACCCAGGAGTAGTAGAACAAAGTGATGACGAATCAGAAGATCTAGAAGCAGATGCTAATAGTAATGGTTATAACAGTTTTAATAATCAACAGGGAGGTGGAGAACCTGTAAAACTCTCTGGCCAAGGGCGTTTGTTATCAAATCGTTTGAAACAATATCAACCTAACCTTTTTACACCACAAGGTGAAAAAAAGGGCGATGGTTATTTATCATATGCCAGGGCGTGCCAAACAGCACAAAAAAGACAGCCTGTAATTATTACTGAAGAAGAAAAGAACGAAATTGATGAAAAATATCCAGGGTCGTATGATAAAATCATTAAATATGGTTCAAATCCCAAAAAAGAGCAATTTTACTACCTGTGTCCTAAATATTGGAATTTTAAAGAATGGGCTCCAGTGAAAGAGGAAGATGTTGATCCCGACCTTTTGATTCCTGAAGGCACTAAAGAAGTAGATTTAGACAAGGGTAAACATATTTATCAAATAACTGACGACAAAACAATACCAGGATTTATGGAGACCGAAAGTCAAAAATTTGGATATTATCGTCCTTGTTGTTTTGGTATGGCAGATGGAACAGAACATAAAGAACGTGTGAAGCTTGCAGAAGAGCAAATGAGAATGTTAGAAGATTCAAATATTGATGATGATGAAGATTTGAAAAAATTTCTTAAGAATAAAAAACCACAAAATAAACAAACAATCCATCAATATCAAAAAGACGGAAGGGGTAAACTATCAATCGGTAGATTTGGAAGCCTTCCGTTATCTATCGAAGCCTTTTTAGGAATGAGTCACCAATCAGATAAATGTTTTAATAAAAAGGGGGTTTGTTTGTTAAGAGCTGGAATCAGAAATGACGAAAAAAAGTCTTTCTTGTTTACGTTGGCGTATTTAATGAATCCTGAAAACAATAAAGACCCCCTCGGATTTGTTATCAAGAAAATTAAAGAAAAAGTTACAATTGATAACATATTGAACTTTCATAACGGCAATATACCTTCTATTTTTTACAATAAAAATAGTTCTTTAATTAACACATCAAAATATCGCAAGTTCAAAATAACTGTAAAATATAAAAATGCGGGAATGCACGACAAACTACAAAAATTAATAAATGGATATGAAAATTTTATAAATTATCTAGAAGACCCTAATGAAAAGGTTGATTATTATTATTTATGGGATATTATTTCATCTGGTATTTTGTTTTCAAAAGACAAAAAATCACACATTAATTTAATTATTTTGAAAAATAATAACGATGATATTACAAATAACGTGAGTATTATATGTCCATCGTCTTCGCATTCTAATTTTAGTTACAATGAACATAACGGAACAGTCATAATATATCAAAATTTTAATAAATTTGAACCTATAATAATGACAAAAAAAATATCTAGTAAATCACTCCCTGAAATAAAAACAATTTTCGAATCCAAAGATATAAAAGAACACTTTGGAATGCATATGTTTGGAATTATGCAAACTATTATGGCGAATATTTCAAGAAAATGTTCTTTGAGCGAAAAAGACAAAACTATAAATTACGAATACCAAGATAATATTTCATTTAAAGAACTAATAAATATTTATGATATCATGTCCAAATACAATATTCATACACAAATTATGAATTTTGATGATAAAATTATTGCGGTTCTTGCGTCAGATAAAGAATCAGATGATGAAAAATTCTATGTTCCGATTAAACCATCTCCTCGTCACGAAGAATATGAATTTGTAATTATTAATGACACATATTGGCGAAATTATGCGAAAACAAAACAATTTCTTTTAAAATTTTACAATGATTCAAATAAACAGGTACAGTGTTTGCCTATATTTAAAATAACAGAAAATGGAATGGTGGTTGGATTGTTAACTTCAAGTAATCAGTTTGTGAAAATAGATCCTCCAGAAGAAATTCGTAATGTTCAAGATGAAATACCTGAATATTACAGCCCTCAATATAACGGATATGTATATTCTGATGTAGATAAAATCCTCAGTCAGCACGGCGAAATAGACAAAACACGTGAGGAACTTACTAAATCTTTGATGATAGAAGCCGAATTGTATAATACTTATGTTAATACTATGAAGCATTTATTATCAGAAAATCTAAATAAGAAACAAGCAATAAGAGAAATATTGAAAAACGAAAATTTTGAAAAAGGATATGAAGAGCTATATGCTATTTTAGAAGGAATAACAGAAGAAAATTTTATTTTTGTTCTAGACAAAGATGATATGTTTTTGGGATTAGAACAAATAAATTTGTGTCATGTAGTAGAAGAAGGAAATGCAGAATATTGCGAAACAGAAGAAGAAATTACAAAAATGCTTATACCAGAAACTAATTTATATACAAAAGAAGACAATAAGACAAAATATATATCATCTCTTACATTTGATTTATTGAAAAATGAAATTGTTAGATATAATGTTCTTGACTCGCTTCTTAATGTATTTAATTTCCAGGTTTCTTATACCATTACAAAGACCGAAATAATTCTTTTGGAAAAGTTTTTATTGAAATATTTTGAAAAACTTGGTGATAAAAAAAGTAAATACGCTTTGCAAGATGTATTTGAAGATATGAAACCACAAGATGTAATAAATTATTTGGAAATACAAGATTTTGAGTTTAATGATAAAAATAACGTAATCCAAGGCATAGAAGAAGAAGAAGAAAAAGCAGACGAAGAAAAAAGACAAAAAGCAGACGAAGAAGTAGACGAAGAAAAAGGACAAAAAGCAGACGAAGAACCAGAAGAAGAAGAAGGACAAAAAGCAGACGAAGAAGCAGAAGAAGAAGAAGGACAAAAAGCACACGAAGAAGCAGAAGAAGAAGGACAAAAAGCACACGAAGAAGATGAAAAACCAGATGAAACAGTTGAAGAAGATGAAGAAGAAGAAGAAGAAGAAAAAAAAAGAGAAAAATCAGACGAAGAAGATGAAAAACCAGATGAAACAGTTGAAGAAGTTGAAGAAGATGAAAAAGATGAAGAAGAAAAAGAAGAAGATGAAGAAGATGAAGAAGATGAAGAAGATGAAGAAGATGAAGAAGATGAAGAAGAATATGAAGGACAAGATTTTCCAATGAGTATAGCTAGAAATATTGAATATGATCAAAATGGTGACCCTATTGGAACAGAAGAAACCAAAGAATATGAAGAAGATTTCAACAAAAAAAATTTTTTACCTGTATTTGATAAATCCGAACTTAACGAAAAATCAAAAGAACATGAACAAAACAGAAATATGCATAAAATAAGCGAAATGTATGAAGAAGCGAATCGTCTTTCAGAAAATAATATGAAACGATTAAATAAATTAGAAAAAGAACCTGAAGAAGAATTGTCGGTAGCACCAGCAGAAGTGGAACCATTAGCCGCAGCAGAAGAATCGAATAGTAATTCAGGAATTGAATACAGTATGAATAAATTACCAATTAAAAATACAATTATTAGATTACCAAAAAAAACAAACAAGATAAAATTAAAAATTAAAGAAGGAATTGAAAATACTATCAATAATGTTTCATACGACGGACCAACAAAAGAGGAGAAAGACGAACTATATAAAAGTTTCTATCACAGTCAATGTGTAAAACCAAAATATCTTACAGAATACTGGAGAAGTATTTTTCCACAAAGAACTAAATGGCTTGTATTTGACAAACAAATAAATAAATGCAATTTCAATATACTGATTTTTATATTAAAATCACACAATTTTAAACAATTTGAAAATGTAACTATTGACACAATAAAAAGGAATCTAATTAATTATTATAATCAATTGGTATTCAATTGTAAAATTCCTAGTTCCAGACAAAAGGAAAAAAGATGTGTGCAAATGTTAGAGAGAAAATGGCGTAAAGAAGGGAAAGGATTTATTGACTTGAAAAAGACGCCTATAGATACAATAATTAATAATGAAAGTTATGTAATAACAGTTATAGATATAATGATATATTCATACATGAACCATATACCTATTGTGGTATATTATGAAAGTAAGGGTGTTGTAAAATTGTCAAATTATGAAAAAAATAACACCAAAGGTTTTTATTATTTTGTGTATTATTCGTCTAGAACAAATGATTTGTATCTTACTACGAGGGCAAATTCATTACGGTTTGAATTAGAAAATCTTGGTTCTAAGATAACAACCCCTTTAAAAGAAAAATCTTTCAAAAATTTCCATTCCTATTTATTCAGTGCATTTTAACAGTATATTGGGTATAATTATTCATACGAATTTTTGTTAATCTCTTTTTACAATCTTCAATATATTCTTCATATATTTCATAATTTTCATCTCCTCGGTAATTAATAATTTTTAATGCAAGAAAAAACGATAATCCAATATTACTTAAATTGTAAAGTTTAAAATAATCGCTCTTTCCAATAATTTGATAATGATTGTAATATTCCAACATCTTGTCAATATACTTTAATTTTATTTCAGATGAAAGGCGAGAATATTTATATTTCATCATATCTATGAATAGATTTATATGGTAATGATTGTATATCTGTTTTTTTGATAGATTGCTGTGAAAATACAAATAAAAATATTTTGGAATTCGTTCGTTATTCATCAATATAAAATAAATATTTATTACATTGAAATAACTGAAATTTTTATTTGTGTACGGATTCTTTATATTTAAAATAATAGGAAGATAATCATTTACTTGTTTGAATGCCGAGCTAACAATATTATACATTTCAAAAAAATCAAAATTATACTTTGAACCGTCTTCAATAAGCTGTATGTGGTGTTGTTTGACAGGTTCGCCGTATAAATTGAAATTATTTTTAGGTTTTTTATATTTCATATTAAGAATATGTTTTAATTTGAATAGCCCCAAATTAAATTTTTGTATTTCCATAAATAACTTTTTGCGTTTTATGATAAATGTGCTATTTTCATCATAAAACAACTCATTGCAAATATATTTTTTGTAGTAAAAAACATTTTTTTCTGTATGTTGATTTAATTCGTGAATTATCAAATATAATTCATAGTCTATATTATTGTTAAAATAAAAATTAATCATTTTGAAACCATTATTGCCATCATCGTGTAGTAAATGATTATATTTGTATGCAATGAATATTTTATTATTATTAAGCATATGTGTATATACTTTAAAAAGTTCTTTTATATATTTAAAATTTATTAATTATTGTGCGTACGCGAAAATATTTATTGTATTTTCAAAAGTTGTTTTATATATTCAAATCGTAATCGTTATTTATTATTTTATTTTTGGATGTTGTATTCATGGTAGTCGCCGTTTTAAGATTTTCAATAGAACACATATTTTCAATTTTACCGCTCTTTTGTTCTTCTAAATTCATAATTTCTTCGGGTTCCATAAATTCGTCACCATATAATTTGTCATCTTCTTGAATAACATTTTTGCCATAATTTAACTCTTCATTATTTTTCTTCAAGAGTTCATTATCAATATGAACTTGAAAACACGATGTTCCATAATATCCTTCTTGTCCACACATAACGTTTGCAGATACACCACGCATATTATCTAATTCGCCGTGACGTGCAGCTCGCAAAAACATTTCGGTTGTCTCTTCAAACGATGCTTTGGCAATAGGTCCAATGTCATCCTTATTGATTCCGTGACGAAAGATGCTTACCATTTTATGATTACAAGTCATCCGATCACAAAGCAAATGAATGTGGTGATGATTAATATATGTGCTGTCAAATTCCATAACTTCTAAAATCTCGTTAAATAGGCACTTACGCGCAGCTTCAATACCAAGTATATTTTTCATTTCAATAACATCATTTGAGAATGTTTTTTTTCGGTCAATATAATTAAGTTTAAGAATATCGCTAAGATTTGTCCCAACAGTGTCAAGAACATAAATTTCCTTCTTGTCAAAATCGCCTGTTTCGCTGTTCCGAATTTTATAATTGTTTATTTTTCTCAAGTTGACCTTTTCAATATTTTTAGTTCCTCTGATTACAAGTTCGTTTAATATTTTATCCATGTATGTTTTTACGTAGTGAATATAGTCTTCTTCCATGAATATATCCTTCTTTTTTAATCCACTTTTACTATCAATGTTGATCCGAATTCTAAAAATTATTTTATCGTCACTGTTATAATCTGTATAAAAGCACATAATATTATTTGAATTTCCTTGAAGGGACGGACATTCCGTTTTCAATATGTAATGAATATCTTCATTTGTTATGTTCATATCAAACATTTTAGTTTCATTTAATTCTAAACGAATGATCCAATTGTTGATTTCCTCAGATTCTTCTGTTTCTTTGTCAGGTTCTTCTTCACCATAACATTTGCGAATAATATCCGAAAATTCTACATAATCTTTCATAATCTGATCGTCTTCATCGATTAAGGTTTCAAACTCATTTGGTTCATAATATATTTCTGCCTTTTTCACAATATCAATAAGTCTAGTATGTTCTATTTTAGCAGCAATTTCATAAGATTTATTAATATCCGTGCTGATAGCATCATTCAAATAGATTGTCAAAGACGGGTTCTTGGGATTTTTTGTCAAAGTTAATAATTCTTCTATGCGCGGAACACCTCTGGTGACATTTGATTTACTAGCAACTCCTGCAAAGTGAAATGTATTCAGTGTCATTTGAGTGGTCGGTTCGCCAATACTTTGCGCACCCACCATACCAACCATTTCACCCGGATTTACAAGTGATTGTTTGTAAGTATTAATAATGGTTTCACAAAGAAATACGATAGCATCTCTATTGTATTTATTATTATGAATTAAATTATACGGATTCATATAATATGTATACGCTATCTTGAATTTTTCACACGGTTTGAACATTTGCTTCAAGACATCATATTTTCTCTCTATAATAGCGTAAGCTTCAAGAGGGGTAATGTTAGATAGAGAATCAACTTTAAGGTGAAAGTGATTCTTGACTCTCTCAATTGCATTGGTAAAATGAATTGGTAAATATATTTTTTTTTCGTCTTCGCAATTATAAATTTTAGTAATCATTGCATCTCTTTTATCCAATAAATAATTGATATCATTCAAACATTTTTCTTTAAGTTCTTCTTTCTGGTCTTTGAATCTTGATAGCGTTCTACTGTCATAGATTAATTTAAGATGTGTATTTTTACGAGGCTGCTTGATATTAACATCATCAAATTTATTTATAAATTCATAGCTGTAATTTTGATAAATATCAATAATTTTTTGTTCAACCAATTCAAATTGCGTAGATTCTATTAATGTTGTATCCCAGTTTGTACCTCCATATGAAAACTGGATAACTTTGTTTTTGTTATTTCTAATTGTAAAATCGTACATAACTTGAATATCTTCCATTCCTTTGATAAGACGTCGCTGAATATATCCCGTTGTGCTTGTTTTAACTGCCGTATCAATTAAACCGACCCTACCACCCATTGCGTGGAAGAATAATTCATCAGGCTCTAATCCGTTAATAAATGATGATTCAACAAAACCACGAGATTTTGGCGTATCGTCAAATTGTTTGAAATGTGGCAATGTGCGGTTTGTATATCCATACGGAATTCGTTTACCATCAACGTTTTGTTGACCCAAACAAGAAATCATCTGCGAAATATTTAATTCATTACCTTTTGAACCACTTGTGACAATGGAGACAAATCTGTTTTCTTTGTCTAGTGAAGTGATACCTGTTTTACCTGCATCATTTGATGCTTTATTCAGAATATTGTTTACTTGAGTTTCAAATTCCTCTAAATTTGATTTTCCCGTTTTGTTTTCAAATATTCCAAGGTGAATTTGATCAATCAAATTAGACACTTCTGTTTTTTTATTCTGAATAATATCATTAATTTTTAGTTTGGTTTCTTCGTCTGCAATAAGATCACTAATTCCAACACTAAACCCAGTTGTTTTCATATATTCAGTAATAATTGCTTGCAAATTATCAATATAATCTTTGCATGCTTCAGAACCAAAATCCTTCCTAATACGATGTATAATACCTTTACTTGAACTACCAAATACGCCTTTATCGTGTTGTCCGCGGATGATTTTTCCATCATTAATTTCCAAAACACGGTTTGAAGTTTCATAATTTTCAGTTTCGGTAAAGAGACCTGTTTTGTATTTTAAACTGATATTTGGTATAATTTCGCTGAGAATATCAAAGTTTGAATAATTTTCCTTGTTATTGTCATTGTCATTGTTCACCAATGAACACGTATTAAAACAATTTGTCTTTACAAGCAAATTCATAGCTTGTTTTTTTGTAAATGATATATTTTCTCTCGTGTAAAGGAAACTACCGATCATAGAATCTTGAAAGATTCCAATAATAGGTTTATTGTTTCCTGGGCTAATAATATGATTCGGAATATTTGCCAAATATTTTAATTCGCACTCAGCTTCATCGTTTTGAGGCATGTGCATATTCATCTCATCTCCATCAAAATCAGCATTATATGGTTTGGTATCTGCAACATTCATTCGAAACGTATCTCCAGCTTCCATGACTCTTACAATATGTGCCATCATTGACATCCGATGAAGAGTCGGCTGACGATTAAATAATACAATATCGCCATCCAACATATGACGATGAACAATATCGCCGATTTCTATTTTGATATTTTCCCGGTCAATGTATCCTAACGAAATTGTGACGCCATTTGATTTTTCAATCAGTTTAGCACCAGGATATTTACGGGGACCGTTTTTCACCAAATAACTTAAATATTTATAATTGAATCCTTGTACCTTAACTGGCTTTGTAATATTTTTGGCAATTTTCATTGGCACACCCAGTTCAGAAATGGACAATTCTGGGTCGGGAGTAATAACTGAACGGGCACTAAAATCAACACGTTTTCCCATCAAATTACCGCGAACGCGTCCCTGTTTTCCTTTGTGGCGTTCACTAATTGATTTCAATGCTCGTCCAGACCGCTGAGTAACTGGAGAAGCTCCTGAAATATTATTGTCCACCATAGTCGCAATATAGTATTGCAAAACTTGTATCCAATCATCAATGTTTTTTTGATTGTCTTTTTCACTACTTTGAATTAAGTCTTTGATTTTATTATTAATTTTTATAATATTGATAATAATGTGTGTAAGGTCATCTTCGCTTCTCTGTTGAGCGTCGTGCTTTACAGATGGACGAACTGCTGGTGGAGGAACAGCAAATGTTTTACAAATCATCCATTCAGGGCGTGACCAAATATTAGAAAATCCCATAAAATTAACATCTTCATCACTGATTTTCTTGAGAATACTAATTGCCATTTCGGGAGTAATTTTCATTGTATAACTTTCTCCTACACCTACATTTGAAGTAGTCCACTCTGAAACAACGGAAGCAAATCCTTCGCGTTTAATCTTGGTTGCTCTCATACACCCACATCCATTATCGGTTTCATCACCACAACGCTTCAATTGTGGATTTTTACAAAGTTCCTGAATTTTATTCCATCTTTTTTCGGATGGATATTTTGTTAATGACTTGTATGTTTTTTTAGAAATCAACAATTTACCACATTTATTGCATACACATTTAAGAATATCAACCACGGTATCTAAATATTGAATATAAAATACTGGTTTACTAAGTTTCACATGACCAAAATATCCAGGACTATCAATATAATTCATAGAGTCTGTGGGGCAAATCATACCAGGTTCAGAAACCCCCATTCGGGGATCAAATAATCCACCAATTTTGGGTTTAACTCCTACATATGTTTCTTTATTTGTTACCTCTACGACAGAATACTTTTCAATTTCCTCTGGACTAAAAAGACTAAATTGGATTCCGATAATTTTGGATGGATTATTTAAAGAAGAGTTATCCATGTCTGTTTTATTATAACTTAGGATATTTATATTATTTATTTTCAATTTTATTTTATAATCGCCTGAACTCTTTTTCCGAAATCAAAAATAAAATTGATTTCATTTAGATTTAAATATCTGTTTGTATTAAGTATAAAATTAAAGATGCCAAAAAACAAAAAAAAATCATCCTCCAAGCACAATGGAGACGATTCTTCTTCTGATTCTGATGGAGAAGAGGAAAATTTTGTGTTGAATCCCAAAGAATATAATCAATTACTGCAACAATTGTTTCCTTCTGAATATATCTCAAATAAAAATAAAAAAACAAAAGATAAAAAAAAGAAGAATGTTAAATCTGTTTCTAAAAAATACAGGAATTTGGAACAAATGACTTCAAAAAAGGGGGACGATATGGAATTTGTGTTTACTATTTTGCCACCATCAAAAAAGAAGGGTAAGAGGCGTAAAGAAGAAAGTGAAAGTGAAAGTGAAGAAGAAAGCGAATATGAAACAGACAGTGAGGAAGAAGAAGAGGAAGATAGTGATTATGAAACAGAAAGTGAGGAAGAAGAGGAGGAAGATAGTGATTATGAAACAGAAAGTGAGGAAGATGAGGAAGAAGAGGAAGAGGAATACGAAGAGGAGGAGGAGGAGGAAGAAGAGGAAGAAGAGGAAGAAGAGGAAGAAGATGAAGAGGAAGAAGAGACTGAAACCGATGAAACTAATTCAGAAAAAAGTTCAAAATATGAAAAAAGATGTAAAAAAAATAAAGGGAAACCTTTGCTGAGCGAAAATGAATTTTATGAAATTGCCTCTAAGTTTATTTCTGAACTTAAAAACAGTCATAAAATCAAAAATAAAAAGGTAGAAAAGGAAGTCAAGAAGTTTGAGAGCGAAGTTCTTAAAAAGAAGAAAAAGAATGAAAAATCATCAAAGAAGAAAAATCTAAAAAAATATATGAAACTTATTTCAAATAAACAGACGATTAATGATATAAAGTTTTTCAAACAGTCTCTTTCTTGTAGTGAACAAGAAAAAATGATTCAAAGCCTTGAAAATGTCAGTAAATTGACTAATATAACAAAGCCATATCGTATTCAGTTACTTGAATCTCAGCATATTCCAGATAAGTTTAAAGCAATTGCTATGAAAAAAATAAATGCTATGAAAGTAATTGCCGAAGGTGGTGGAGAATATCATAAACTTAAATGTTGGGTTGATACATTTATGCGAATTCCATTTGGAGAAATTAGAACATTGCCGATTAGTAAGGAAAATACTAAAGAAGAGATTAAAGAATATATAAATTCAAGTCAAAAAATTCTGGACGATGCCGTTTATGGTATGAAAGATGCTAAAGTCCAATTCATGCAAATGGTGGCTCAGTGGATTGCAAATCCCAACTCTATTGGTAATTCGATTGCGATTAAAGGACCAATGGGAACTGGTAAGACGACTCTTATAAAAGAAGGTGTTAGCAAGCTATTGAATCGTGAATTTGCGTTTATTGCTCTTGGTGGAGCAACTGATAGCAGTTTTTTGGAGGGTCATTCTTATACGTATGAGGGAAGTACATACGGAAAGATTATTGATATTTTGATTCAATGTAAATCTTCAAATCCTGTAATTTATTTTGATGAATTGGATAAAGTTAGTGATACTCCGAGAGGTGAAGAAATAATTGGTATTTTGACCCATCTAACTGATACAACACAAAATGACAAATTTCACGATAAGTATTTTTCTGAGATAGATTTTGATCTTAGTAAATGTCTATTCATTTTCAGCTACAACGATGAAAGTAAAGTAAATCCTATTTTGAAGGATCGTATGTATAATATAGAGACAAAAGGATATGGTGTTAAAGAAAAGATTGTTATAAGTAACAATTATTTGATTCCTAAATTATCTAAAGAACTAAATATGGAAAAAGAAAATATTGTTATTGATGATGATATTATTAAATATTTGGTTGAAAAGTTTACAGGCGAAGAAAAAGGAGTTCGTAATTTGAAAAGATGTCTGGAGGTTATATATTCAAAACTGAACTTGTATTATATGATGGGTAATGGTTCAAAACTGTTTGATGAAGATATTATTGAGAATATTGAGTTTCCATATAAACTAACTAAGGAAATTGTAAACAAAATAGTTAATATTAATGAAAAGAGTTTATCTCATCTAAATATGTATTTGTAAATTAAGATTATCGTCTTTATTATCTAAAACTATTGATATTATTGATATAATATAAAAATCAAAATAAATACAAAAATAATATTTTTTATATGATATTACCGAGTTATCATATAAAAAATAAAATACTTGCTGGTATTGTTGCACCACATGGAATAACCGATTTGATTCATGCGTCTCAAAATAATAAAACCCAAGAGTTGTTATCTATGAATGCAGTTTGTGTTTTGACGTCTCTTGGATTTTCGCAAAATGACATTTCAATAGATGTGTTAAATATTGTATTTATTGGAACTTCAGTAATACATTTCCGCCATGATTTTCCAGTTTTGTACAAAAAAAATTATCAAGAATTACAAAAGATTGTTTTGTCTTTTATTTCTATAATCACATTTGTAATAAATCATAATTTGTTTTTTTATTATATGTGTCTTATTCATGTTCCTAAACACTATTATTTCAATCGTAAGATAATAAACAAAAACAGATTGGTTAATTTGTCTTTTATTTTCTCATTTACTTTATTATTATTTATGCTTGGTGCATACGATATTGCATTTAACCTATCTTTGTATCCTTTATATAAAGGTATCGTTATTAGTCATGTATTTTATCAAGAAGCATATGTGCACAATAGTTTATTTGATTAACAACAACATTTGTTTCCACCTCGTGACGAAATGATTGTATTTTCGTTTTGTGTGTCGCATAAACAGCCCGTCGAAGATGTATATTCATGAGGACAACATTCCGGTGCAAATTTACTAGTTCCTAATATATCAATATCTCCAATTTTAGTATTTTCAGTGTTTTCGTATACAGTATGCGACATAAAATATTCCATATTGATTTTGGTTAGATGCATAGAAATAGATACTATGATTGCTAAACAAAGAAGAATAAATAATAACTTCATTAAGCCAGACATCTTAATGTTTCGTATATATTTTTATTATAATTTATTATTTCCAAAATGTTGCTTGATAGCGTTGTTTAAATTTATTGCTTCTTGTTCATAAAATTCTCCTTTTGTAATATTATTACACGAAAGATCAGTACTATTATATTTACAGTATAAATTTGAATTACAATTCTGTTCATTTTCACTTCCACTTCCGTGATATATATTACAACTAACATCAGTATTTAATACTTCATTCACTGTACCATCTTTTTCTGCTAATTTATATTTGAATACAAATCTTGACATTGCGTATGTAAGATAACTAAGAGCGTATTCTTCAATATCGAATATAATATCTTTGAGTTTGTTAATTTCTTTCTGCAATTGACCCGTTGATCCCATGTTTTCAATCTTTTCTAATTGCAATATAAATTTATTATTTTCCCTTTGCACTTTTTTTCGTAACTCTAAAGCTTGTTTTGCTGTTATTTTATTTGTGGTGTTTACTATATTATTAACTTTTAATAAATGTTCTGAAGAATTTTTTTCTAGGAATTTAGAAAAGCGATTGTCTTTTTTGTTGTTAAATCTGATAATACAATCTTGAAAATTATCAGCAGTAGATTGATATTTATTTGAATTTGGATTTTCTTTGATGTATCCTGAATAAAGTATATATTTTGGATTACATTTTTGTATTTCCCAATTATCAATATCAATGCTAATAAAAATGCGAGTGTATAATATTATAATAATTATTAATCCAATTAAACTAAAAAAAAAACTTAGAATAAAGCTTGAATCATTCATTTTTATTGTTCTTATATTTTATATGTTTTTTAAATTGTTGTAAACAAGTAATTAAATATATTTTACAACTCTAATTTAGTCAATAGATTATTGGAAGGGTTTTTGAATTGTGTAAAAGCCTTATTTACTTGTTCAGTGAGTTGCGCAATTTTTATTTTTAAATCATTTATAACTGTTTTGTTACCTACATTTTCAGTTTCTAATTTATCTATTTCATATGCAGTATTTCCTATAAGAACATCGGTTGCTAATTTGTCTTCTGACGAATTACTTGTAAGTTTATTAATATTATTTTCCAAATTCTTATCAAGTTTTTCATTATGTTCTTCAATTCGCCTTTCTACATCATCTGATACAGAATATTGCATACATTTTTCAAAATAACTATTTGATTTATCGCTATCAAAAATGCCTGAAATAACCATGTCTAAAGGATTACAAGTTACACTGCTCCAATTCTTCTTTCGTTGTAATTCGCCTGAAATATAAGATAAATATACATAAAATATTAAAAATATAAACAATACCATATTACGATTACCCACATAATCTTTGTCTGCCATAATATAAAATAGATTTATAAAAAATATATAGAACGATGACTATATACTATATAAGTCTTTATTTATATATAACCATGCGCATGATTGATGAATACTTTGAAAAAGACAAATATTACAAGCGTAAATATGGTAAAAGAACATTCTTGCTTTACCAAGTAGGGTCATTTTTTGAAGTGTATGGTATAAAAAATGACGTTTCAAGTATGGAGAATATTGAAGCATATTCTGAAATATGCGGGTTAGCTATTGCAAATAAACAAATTTGTGTTGGGGGGTCTTCTTCAAGCGAAGGAGGAAGTGATGCTGTAATGGCAGGATTTCGTGATTATATTTTAGATAAATATATTGAAAAGATTCAACCACACGGATATACTGTTGTTGTGTATGTTCAACAAGAAAAAAATGGTGTAATCTCTCGGATTGAAAACGGGGTTTATTCTCCCGGGACTACGTTTGTAGATAATGTAAATATTCTATCAAATAATATTTCTTGTCTTTGGATACAAAAGACAAAGACAACCTCGGTATGTGGTGAAAAATACATATTTGGTTTGAGTAATATTAACGCATTCAATGGTAAATCTAATTTATGTGAATATAATGAAATTTACTATCATAATCCTACGTCTTATGACAAAATTGAAAAGTTTTTGAATGTTTACAGTCCAATTGAGACTATTATTATACATAATTTGAATGATCATTTGGTTTCTTCAATTATTGATTATTTACAATTGCAGAGTAAAAAACATTATGTAATTGATTTAAACGATGATTCAAGTGAACTGTCGGAACAGGCGAATAATTGTGAAAGTCAAGTATATCAGTCTGAAATCATAAAAAAATATTATCCGGGAATGGATTATGAAATTTTCAAGTATAATATAGAAGACAAACCAATCTGTTTGCAAAGCTTTTGTTTTTTATTGAATTTTATCGGACAACACAATGTTTGTTTGATTGACAAAATAAATGAACCGGTCATTGAACAAATAAATGATATGCTAATATGTGCAAATCATTCTCTAAAACAATTAAATATAATTGGTGAAAATGTAAATTATTTTGATAAAGGTGGAAAAATAAATGGAATGTTGCCATTATTGAACAAGTGTATTAGTAAAATAGGAAAACGAGGTATGAATGACGTGTTGCTAAATCCTATTTGTGATAGTAAGAAATTGCAACGCCAATATTCAGAAATTGAATATATTATGAATCAAAATTATAATTTTGACAGCGATTTGAGATTAATCAAGGATCTTGAAAAAATTATAACAAAACTTAAATTGAAAAAAGGTGTTCCAAGTGATATATATTCTATTTATCATTCGGCGAATGTGGTTGATAATATGTTGAAAATTATGAAAAAAGACAAAAAAACGATTCAAATTTTTGGGCTTGTAAAGTTTTGCAAAGAACACGCCAAGTTCAAAAAATTTATTGATGATTGTCTTTACATTGATATTTGTCGTGAGACAAATAATATTAATTTTGATAAACAAGAACAAGAATATGTAACAATCATTAAAGAGGGGTATAGTCAAAAGTTTGATAACATTGTAAACCGACGTAAAACAAATAATCTCAAACTTGATACTATGTTAATATTTATAGAGTCTTTGTTTATAAAAAAAGACAAAAATGCTACTTTTATTCAAAAATATTACACCCCAAGCAATGAACTTTGTCTATTGTTAACTAAAAAGAGGGCAAAATCATTGGAAGGGGTATTATTAAAATTAAAGGAGCAGACACTAACTCGCGACGATTTGTCTTTTAAATTCGATTTGAGTAGCATAAAATTTAGAGATTATAACAAACAAAAGTCGCTGATGTATTCTCCTCAGATAGACCTTGTCGTTTCCGATATATTTTCCAGTAATTGCGAATACTATGAATTATCCGTAGAGTTGTTTCAAAAGATTACATTGAAACTTACTTGCGATTACTATGATTTTATCAATCGGCTCATAGAATCTATAAGAACCATTGACATTATAAATACGAAAGTGAACTTGATTAAAGAATATAATTTATGCAAACCTAAAATTGTTAATAAAGACAATAGCTTTGTGGATGCAAAAAAATTACGCCATCTGTTGATTGAAACTATTGAGAAAAATGAAATATATGTTCCGAATGATGTTTGTCTAGGAAAAGACAAAAACGATTCAGGGATTTTACTTTATGGAACTAATGCTGTTGGAAAGACAAGTTTGATTAAAGCATTGGGAATAAGTGTAATAATGGCACAGAGTGGCTTGTATGTTCCTTGCGAAGCATTTACCTATTGTCCATACAAATATATTTTTACACGCATTATTGGCAATGATAATATTTTCAAAGGGTTGTCTACATTTGGTGTAGAAATGAGCGAATTACGAGTAATTTTGAATAATTGTGATAATAATAGTTTGATCTTGGGCGATGAATTGTGTAGTGGAACTGAAACTGACAGCGCACTCGCAATATTTAATGCTAGTATTGAAGTTATGATCGCGCGTAAAAGTAATTTTATATTTGCAACACATTTTCACGAGCTTCCGCACTTGAAATCTATGAAAAAAATAACAAATGTAAAATATAAGCATTTGAAAGTTCAATTTGACTATGAGAAACAAAAAATGTATTATGATCGTAAGATGCACGATGGTCAAGGTGAATCAGTTTACGGTTTAGAGGTTTGTAAGTCATTGAAGTTGCCAGAGGAGTTTATTGACCGTTGTTATGAAATCCGTAACGAATACATGGATAACAAAGATAATATTTTACTTTTAAAGACAAGTAAATACAATAAAGGCAAAATAAGAAATATGTGTGAATTTTGTAATAAAAAATTAGGAACAGAAATTCATCATTTACAATATCAATGTGATGCAAATGATAATAAGTATATTGAAAATAGTTTTCATAAAAATCATAACGCAAATCTGTCATCTGTTTGCACCGAATGTCATAATAATATTCATAGTTTAAATTTGAGATACGAAAAACGTAAAACAATGGATGGTAATTATGAGCTTATTTTAAAAAGACATAATGTTTCAAATTAATAAGTAATGTCTATTATAAGAAGTGTGCAATTTATTTTTCATCGTCTCTGAAGTCAGTGTTCACGTCAAAAAACGAGCTTAGGAATGTGTAGTTTTATTTTTTTTTTCTGGCATCTTGACCCATTTGATTTGATTTTCGTTTTCGTAGTTCTGCTTGCATTCGTTCTGCTTCTGCTTGCGTTCGTTCTGCATGCTTTTTGAAGAATTCTGTAAACGAATTATCTCGTTTTGCTAGTTTCTGCTTAAATTTATTTGAATCCTGAGCTTCTTGGTCTTTAAATTTCCAAAATTTTTCCCAAAATTCCGCTTGCTCCTTCGTGATCTGATCCTCTGTCTGTCCTGCTTGTGCTGCCTGCCTCGCTGCCTGCCTCGCTGCCTGCCTCGCTGCCTGTGCTGCTTGTACTGCTTGTGCTGCCTGCCTCGCTGCCTGCTTCTGCATCGCCTCAATCTGCGCCTCAACCGCCTTCCTCTCCGCCTCTGCCTGTGCTGCCTGTGCTGCCTGTACTTTTAAATAATTTTGCTTTAATTGTTCTTGAATCTGATCATAGTTTCTTTCTTGCGTTAGTAAATCAGTTAAGTTTGGTGTGCCACTGTGAGCCCGCATCTGTTCTGCCTGTG